ATTTTGATTGTACCCATGCAGGAAGATTATCTGCATCAGTTTTCTTTGCAAGTACTCTTGCTACCTTCTGAAGATTATCAATAGACTTCTTGACTTGCGTCTTTGCCATTGATACTTCATGGTCTTGCTTTTCTTTTGCCTCGTTCACTTTTCTTCCTTGACAGTGTGCTCTTTGTGAGAAACCTTTTGGATTCTTACAGTCAATAGACTTCTTATATTTTTCAGACCAACCTTCACTTACTGCCCCACCATTACCACCATTTCCATTACCATTGGTTTTGCCATTTTTTGTGGTTTCAGTAGACTCTTCACCACCATTACCTCCTTCATTCTCACCATCTTTTGCCAAACGTCCCGATCCCATGACATGGTAACCGAGAGGTATTTTTTTACACTTCTTTGAAGTGAAACAGTAGTAGTAACCCTTTTTGCAGGATTTTTTCATTATTACTATTCAGTCTTATTATTATTTAGAAAACCTTGCTTGAGTAGTTTCTGAAGTTCTGATGTGGAACCAACAAATACTGCATTATTGGTAACAGTGTTTGGTCCTTTATTGTTTCCAACATCCTCTTCTACATCTTTCAGTTTCTTCTGTAAGTCAATCAACTTATCTGTTGTATCAGCGACACTTTTAATCAACTGACCAGCAACTTCATATGCTCTTGGACTACCACCTTCACCGGCAAGTTCCATGATTCCATTGATTGCTTCTTGACCCTTTTCAATCAGCGAATATAAGTTTGCTCTTGTATACTCATAGTCTTTTGAGATGTCAGTCTTTTGCTCAGATTTTTGGATACTCTTTGGAGTATCGTCAACCTCAACAATACTGCTCTCAACATTCAGAGCATCATCAATAGAATCAAATTCAGACATAAGTTATCAAATATCAGTTTGTTGTGTAGGACTATAAGACTTAGAATCACCCAGGTATTCCCATTCCTCACTAAATCCAAAGTCATCACCAGGATTTGCATTAATTGGATCTGGGACAACTGTATATCTCATTTCTCTCTTGGCAGTTGTCCTATCGGTATCAGCATAGTTATCAACGATAACCTTGCGAATGAGACCCTCTGGATTGTCTGCGATAGGACCAAAGAGATAAGTTTTTGCAGTAAACTGTAATCTATATATTAACGCTCTTCTTGTGGAAAAATCCCCTTCATAATCGTCTTGGAATGAGACACTGTTTAAGACGATTGGGATGTCTCTCTTTTCTCCAATAGATTCGACTAAATCAACGGTCAAATTAAACGCTGGTTGAAAGTTTGGAAGAATCTGCTCAACAATCTGTAAAGCATCATCATTTAACTTACATAAAATTGCCAACTCAAAACCAATGTTATACGGAACAGGCATGAATACCTTCTTCATGGTGTTTCCATCCACTGCTCTGAAAGTCTGAGTAACACCAGTCTTTCTTGTGGCATCATAGTCAATAGATGTCATCTCAAATGACATTCTTGGCAATGTGATTTGAATCGGTTTGTTCAAATCTGCTTGCTGCTCAAGTCTTGCTAGAAACTTTTGAGTAGGTCCATATGCCAATGGAACTCTCATGTCACTAATGACTTTGGTTTCATCTTTGTGTTGAATATGAATATCATTAAAAAGCGTGCCAAAGGCAATGATAGTCTTTCTAATGATTTCGTGGTAGTGGTAAGTTCCTAACATTAATAGTTACCGAAAGGATTTGATTCTGTGAAGTCGAGTATATTGTCTGCTTCGAACTCAAGTTGATCATTTTGACTATATTTATCGATAGTTGTGTTAGCTGCTGATACTCTCACCACATAACTAGCGCCTGATTTTGCTCCTGTAATGATTTCTCCAGGATAGAAAGTTCCTGAAGAGATACCAACCTGAAGAATATTGGTGCTACTAGTCCACCTCTTAACCCTTGCAGTTGCTCCAGAAGTTCCCCCTGTAATGACTTCATTTTTCCAGAAGGTTCCAATACCAGTTGTGGATGCTGCACCAACTGTCAATGATGGTGTAGTCGTATAACCATCTCCAGGATTTGTAATTCTGATTGAAGTTACAGTTCCTGCAGATCCTACTACTGAGGTTGCTGTTGCTGTTGTTCCAGCACCAGGTCCAGCAATAGTCACTGTTGGGGCAACAGCATATCCCGATCCACCACCGGTAATATTGACAGAAACTATACCATTTGATGTTGTATTGATAGAACAAGTTGCTGCAGCACCACTTCCACCACCACCTGTAATAGAAATAGTTGGGGCAACTGTATAACCAGATCCAGCATTTGTCAATAATATCTCCTTAACGGATGTTATACTATTTCTTGTTGTAGTAATAGCAACTGCTGTTGCAGTTGTGAATCCCGTTGGTGGAGATGAGAACGTAATCGTAGGAGTGCTAGTATATCCGGATCCATCATCATTTAGGAAAATTTGTCTCACGTAACTACTACCAATGCTTACTGAAGCATTTGCATTAGATCCACCTGAGAAAAGTCTGAGATCAATAATATATCCAGTTTGATCTAATACTTCACTGATTTCATCGACCGTAGTATCAATAACTTCATCTTCGTATTCGAAGAGTTCACATTTCAGTTCATAGACATAGTTTTTACCTAACTGATAGAAAGGTTGCTCATGCTCTACAAACTTAACCTCAAATATTCTTTGACCGAGTGGGAAATAAATCAAATCTCCTTCTCTAGGTCTTGAAGATACTGTGATTTCTTCATCATCCATATCCTCAAGAAAAACTGAGATAAAGTCTTCGAATCTTTCTTTCGAAATAGTCAAAGATAACTCATCTCTAATACTTACACCAAACTTTGTCATTATATCGCCAGCACCACTGTATCCATCAAAGTTATTAATATATGCTTCAAGCAAGAAGTTATCATCAAACGTTGATGATTGAATCTCCTCAATAATCGTTTGCTTTCTTACAAACTTTCTTGGAATGTAAGTTACCTCTACACCATAGATCTTGAGTTGTTCATTGATCAACTCTTGAACTAATCTTTGTTCTCCGTAAGAACCTTGAAGAAAGAAGGGATTTAATGCCATTATCCAATAAAGTCGTAGGGAGGAAGTTCATAATCCATTGCCATTCTTGATCTTATCTGTTCTATCTCTCTTTCAGCGTCTTCAAAAATCTCTCTACCATTCAACTCAATTCCACCAGGAAGTTTAACACCCCTAAACTTGATTAAGTTTTGACCCCACTGACGCTTGATCAATGCAGTCAAATACTTCTTGACAAAACTGTCATTGTAGACTGCTGTATAGTCTGATGGATTTAAGATTCTGTAGCAATCAATCACTAAGAAATCGCCAACAGATTGTGATTTCCAATCAATGTCAAGATACAGTCTATTTTGTCTCTTATTAAATCTTATCTGCTTATCTGTCGTTAAAAGGAAGTCAATATCTTCAAGATATGACTTGACCATCGCATATTGTAACAATTCAACCGAGTTGAAGTTGTATAGATCATTCAAAAACAACTGATATTTGATACTAAACATTCCACCAGATATTGCGCTGGTGTCAAATCTAAAAATCTTCTCAATGCCGATTACAGAATCTGGTATTTGGATAAAGTTTGATGTTTCGTAGAAGTTTGAGGTTGTTGTTCCATATCCAGCGATTGATGTGGAAGTTGCGCTGGTTGTTACGATACCAACCCCGTTGATATTTTTCGCTCTACCTCTATCAAGATCCGATTGTGTGATCTGATATTTCAGATACATTCTTTCGACACCATCAAAGTGTCTTTCTTGGAAATACTGAAGAGCATCATCGACCAAATCATCAATCTGGTCGTCATCTACGTTAATTTCCAATACTGGAGCACCTAACCGCCTAAGACAGTAATCAATTAGTTCTTGGCGTGTTGATGGTTTTGCCATTAGAATTCCTCAGAAGATGAATTATCTGTTTTTGTAGTTTTTCTGGTATTTTTTGCTTTTAACTTTTCAATCTCATCATTCTGCTCATTGATCTTTTTAGTCAATGCTTCAATCATTTGATTTGAACTTATCACCTTTGCTTCAAGAGCAATATTCTGATTAAACAAATCGTATGATTTTTGTTGGTATACTCCAATAAAGTTTTTATAATCGTTTTCAGTCATGTCAAGATACTAAAATGGGTAGGATTGCTCCTACCCATATTTATAAGTTATTTGTTATTTATCAGAATGACCCACAATCAATGAGGGTATTTTCTAATACGATGGATGATCTGCTAGCGTCATGGAAGAGAACCGTTGTTCCTGCTCCCATTGGGCTTCCACCACCATCATTAATAAACAGTTTTCCAAATTCAACTTCAGCGTATGCAATCTGCGTAAATACGCTTGAAGATTCTGTTACAGAAGATGCGAATGCAACCCTTGCGGCAGAATCATCCCAGAAAACAGATGCTTTTCTAGCGGCAGTATCAAAGTAGTGGAATACGACACCAACATCAATGTTTGCGTCAGATGAAGGAGCAACAAGACTACCACCACTGTTAACAAGACCAATTTCAATCAGACTATCTTCAACCAGAAGAGTTTCTGTATTGACTTCTGTTTGTGATCCAAGAACGATTAACTTACCACTAACAGTAAGGTCACTAGCGACGCCAACGTGACCATTTGAGTCTGTAATCGTGATGGAAGTCGTTCCATCTTTTGCTTTGACGTTTGTTACTTCAATCGATGTAACATCAATCGTATTATTAACAGTCAGTACATTACTATTGAATGTCAGTGCTCCACCACTATCATTAACTGCTCCAGAAGCACCAGCAACAAGGACATCAAACTGAGTTAAATCCGAAACAGTTAATGTATTTCCTGTTGTAACTGTTATGTCACCATTGGCAGTTACATTACCAGTAAACGTTGATACTCCAGTAACACTCAGATTGTCATCAATTGTGGTTTGACCACTTGCCGAATCTAATGTGAGACCACCGCTAGATGTGTCAATCTCATTATCATCGCTTACGCCAATCTGAATATTATCAATAGTGGCGCTGCCATTAGCATCAATAGCGCCAGTAAAGGTTGTAGCACCAGTGAATGTTGATACGCCAGCAACACTCAGATTGTCATCAATTGTGGTCTGACCACTTGCGGAATCTAATGTAAGACCACCCGTTGAAGTATCGATTTCATTGTTATCGGTTATACCGATTTGAATATTATCAATCGTAGCACCGCCATTAGCATCAATAGCGCCAGTAAAGGTTGTAGCACCAGTAAATGTTGATACGCCAGTAACACTTAGATTGTCGTCAATAGTAGTTTGACCACTTGAAGAATCGAGGGTAAGACCACCTGTTGATGTATCGATTTCATTGTTATCTGTTACGCCGATCTGAATGTTATCGATCGTAGCGCCACCATTTGCATCAATGGCACCAGTGAATGTCGAAACGCCAGTTACACTTAACTGGTCATCGACGATAACCGTTCCAGCAGCGGAATCGAGGGTAAGATTTCCAGATGAAGTATCAATCTCTGATGCGCCAGTGATTCCAATCTGGATAGCATCAGCAACAGCGCCAGTTGCAAACGTGCCTACGCCAGCAAAGTTTGCGTGTCTCCATGCTTTACCAGCAGCACCAAGATCAAATGCATTATTAGTTGTTGGAACTAAGTTTGATGCAAACTCACCACCGATGACAACATCATCAGTGTCAGAGTCACCAAGATTAATAGTGCCACCTCTAAAGGTTACAACACCAATAAACTCAGATTCTCCACCAACAAAAAGATTTCCTGTGATGGTGGTTGCTCCACCAACACTCAGGTTCTTCTCAATACCGACGCCACCTTCTACTACAACGGCACCAGTATCTTTATTAGTTGATTGTGTGGTATTGCTAAAGGTAACAATACCAGAAAAATCAACAGCAGCAGCATTGACATCAAGATTGGTGTTAGCAATCGTTGTAACACCACTTAAGACAGTATCGGTAAGTGATGCTCCAGTGATTGCTGTAGACCAACTCAGACCACCTGTTGAGTTAGTTTTTAAGAAACCTCCGTCAGTCGGAGTTCCGGGAAAAGTGTATGTAGTTACACCAGATAGAGACGAGGGAGCAGCAAGTGTTATAAAGTCTGTTCCGCTGGTGTTCTCTACCAGGTTAACACCACTACCAGAGGAAGCAGTCTCTTGCGTCCAATATCTGTGTGAACCAACAAACTTATTGTTTGCTAATATGTTATCTAATCCAATAAATAAGTCAAATTTGTCAGTCGTAAAACCAGGCTCACCTGCTTTCAACGCTGGCAGATTACTAAAGGCACCTCTTTTAAACTGTAATACAGGAGTCGCCATTTCTAACTACTTTTCCTTTTATACTTATTTAGTT